GTGCTCTTCTCTCATTTTTGTTTGACATTCCCTTTACATGTAAATAGAACTTTATGCTTGACAAGACAAATGATGTATGCTTCAGAACATTCATTCGATTAAAATACTTGTCGTAAAGTTTACAACATAAATGAAGAAAATACAACAAAACTATTGATTATTCGACAAGATTATTATAAAATGAATATATCAAACGCAAGGAGTAGAATCAATGGAAATTAAAGTAAATGATTTTAACTATTACATAAGTGAAGGGAACATTTATCAATTTTATTTCCTGGGAAGTGATAACAAAATTAAATTGATTAATCATTATGGAGTTTATGTTGAACCATTAGAAACTATCAAAACCTTAACACTAAATGGCTTGAGATACAATCCTAGACTATCAGAGAATCATGCTTAACCTATTTATAGGTAGCATTAAGGGATTAGTTAACTTGGAACACAAATGTAGCTGTTAACAGAGTTAATCCCTTAATGGTGCTTATAAGTACCTAGAAAAGAAGGAAGTTTTATGAAAACACAAACAACAAAAAAGGTAGAAAAGAAAGGAGAAGAAAAGAAGGAATTTGATTTAAAAGAAGCTTTTGTATTATGGAAACATGAATCTAAAGCTAATACTAGTTATTTAACTGGTTATGCTATTGATCCAGCTGGAGTATCTGATTCAAAGATTATAGGATTCTTTAACACAAATAAGAAGAATGCAAAAGAACCAGATGTAAGAGTTTACTTAGTAGATGATGAAGGTAACAGAGCTGAACAAATATGTTCATTATGGGAAAACATATCTAAAAATGATAAGAGATATTTAACTGGTTCAACAGATGAAAATGAAAAAATTACAGCATTTTATAATAACTCAGATGATGAGAAAAAACCTTATATAAGAGCTTATTATAAAGAGAATTAGAAAGGAGTAAATAAGCATGTTAACAAGGAATGGGATTGCTTATGATTTAACCTTATCACCTTATCAAACTGTTGTAAGGTATGGTAAAGATGATTCAATAATTTATAAATTTTCTTCAGAAGGAAATAAAGAAAGATTCCTAAATAAATTGAATGAAAATAGAGACTATTACAATGGTTCATTATCAAAGAGATTTAATATTCAAATAACTTGTGATAAGTTATCAGACTTAAAATTATATTCTTCAGTTGAGAAAAGAGGGTTCTTGATTGAAACAGAAGAGAAAAGATATACATGTCTAAATACCATAAAATTAGATGGAATGAATCTGATTCAAGAGAGTTAGAGAAGGCTGTCCGTAACTTTAATGCTAAGGTTACGAGATTAGCAAAAAACAACCCTCAAAATAAAAGTGCCTTACCTGAAAAAGTTCAAGTAAGGCAATTAAAAGAGCTTATTAATACTAGAAATGATTTAAAAAGAGAAATTAATTCATTAAAGAGATTTACTAAAAGAGGTTCAGAACAATTAGTTGATGTTCCTGGTTCTGATTATAACTTAAAGATAACAAAATGGCAACGAACTGAAATGAATAGAAGAATAGGAATTATTAACAGAAGAAGAGCTAAAAGATTAGAAGAATTAGCTGAAACAGAACAAAAGTCTAGGGGTGAATCTCTAGGTTATACTAAAGCTCAAATAGGTATGGGTAAACCAGAACTGGTTGCTTTAAGACCTATGAATGCTTTTTTCAGAACTATGGATTATACGGATTTAAAAGAAAAATGGAAAAGTATTAGAACTCAATCTCAAAGTGATTATTTTACTAAACGAGATTATGCAACTAGAGATAATTACATAAAAGGTATATTAAATAATTATGATTATGAAAATGTAAAAGATATTATAGACCATATAGAAAGCATGGATATAAAGGATTTTCTTGATGTATTTAATGAAGAGGGAGCTACATTCGAGATGGTATCTCCACCTTCAGGAAAATTAGGACAAGCTATTAAAACAGCTGAATATGATGCCTATGAAACAGCATTAAGAAGTACCTGGTTACCAAATAAAAGACAATAAGGAGTTAAGTAGATATGGGTAGTTTTGTAGCTGATTTTGAAACAACAACTAATATAGATGATTGTAGAGTATGGGCCTATGCTATTTGTGAAGTAGGAAATAAAGATAATATAGTTATTGGAACTACCATAGAAGAGTTTATTAAATGGTGTGAAGATAGAAAAGAAAATGATACTGTTTATTTTCATAACTTAAAGTTCGATTCTCAATTTATAATGCAATATTTATTCCACCAAGGATATGAACATACTACTAAACCAGAAGATAAAAAGACTAGAACCTTTAATACTTTAATTAGTGATAAAGGATTATATTATCAATTAGAAGTTATATTTACTAAGAAGGGTAAAAGAGTTAATAAAGTAGTATTCAGAGATTCACTTAAATTAATTCCTTTATCTGTTGAAGCTATTGCTGGAGCTTTTAAACTACCTATATCTAAATTAGAGATTGATTATGAAGCTCATAATAATTTACCTGTAGGTAGTCCGTTAACTCCTGAAGAAGAGGAATACATAAAGCATGATGTTCAAATAGTTGCTTATGCTATTGAATATTTCAAAGAACAAGGATTAACTAAAATGACTATTGGATCATGTGCATTAGATGAATATAAGAAGTTGATTGATAAAAGGAATTTTGAAAAGTTCTTTCCACCACCAACATATCATGATGATGTTAAACCATCATATAGAGGTGGATTCACTTATTTAAATCCTAAATTTGCTGGTAAAACATTAGGTAAAGGAATTGTATTAGATGTAAATTCACTTTATCCATCTGTTATGTATGATTCTTATTTACCTTTTGGTAAACCGATATTCTTTGAAGGTAAATACAAAGAGGACCCTATTTATCCTCTATATACTCAAATGATTAGTTGTCAATTTAAATTGAAACCAGGTAAAATACCTACTATTCAGATTAAATACGGTGGTGGATTTGTTGAGAATGAATATTTAACAAGTTCAGGAGATACAGAAGTAGTATTATGTTTGAATAGTATAGATTTAAAATTATTCTTTGAACAATATGATGTTTATAATCCAGAATATATATCTGGTTGGAAATTTAAATCAGCTCAAGGATTATTTACAGCTTATATTGATAAATGGAGTAATAACAAGATACAAGCTAAAAAAGAAGGCAATCATGGAATGTATTTGATTAGTAAACTTTTTCTTAACTCACTTTATGGAAAGTTTGGAACCGATACAAAAGTTAAAAGTAAAGTTCCATACTTAGGTGAAGATGGAGAGATACATTTTTATGATGAAAAAGAAGAGGATAGACAAGGAATTTATATAGCTATGGCTAGTTTTATAACTAGTTATGCTAGATTGAAAACTATTAGTGCAGCTCAAACAATTATGGATAATTATAATTCTGGTAAAAGTAAAATTCAGTTTGTGTATGCTGATACTGATTCTCTTCATTGTGTATCACCAGATGGTGAACTACCTGAAGGATTAGAAATACATGAAGCTAAATTAGGAGCATGGAAATTTGAATCTAAATTTATAAAAGCTAAATTCTTGAGACAAAAATGTTATATAGAATTAGGTACAGAAGATGTTTATAATGATTCACCAGAATATGAATTAAAGGTTACTGTTGCTGGAATGCCTAAGGCATGTCATAAATATGTTAATTTTGATAACTTTAAAATTGGTGCAAGTTATGAAGGAAAATTACAACCTAAAAATGTTCCTGGTGGTGTTGTATTAGCTCCTGTTGATTTTACGATAAAAGAGTTGTAAAATATTAGGTGAAAAGAGATTACATTAATTTTCATAATTAGGAATAAATGTGGACCAATGGTGAAGAGCTACCATATTTATTAATGGGTTGGTTACCTACTAATTAAATTAATGTCGTCTCTTTTTTCTTTTAGAATTGAGGTGAAGTATGAAAACTGAAATAGATACATCTATGTTTTGGAATGCTAGACAGACCTTAACTCATAATGTTCTTATTAATATCATTGTTGGTAATAGAGGTGGTGGTAAATCCTTTGGTGCTAAAGAATGGGCTATAGATAACTTTATTAAGAATAGAGAACAATTCGGTTATATTAGAAGATATAAAGAGGATTTAAAACAACCTATGATACAATTCTTTAAAGATATTGAATATAAATACCCTGATTATGAATTTAAAACTGATTCTAATTACTTTTATATAAGAATGAAACCAGGTGATCCAGATGAAAAATGGACAGAAAATGATATAGCTGGTTATGGATTTACTTTATCTACAGCTAATAATAAAAAGTCTATTTCATATCCAAACATAACAACATTAATATTTGATGAGTTCTTATTAGATAAAGGAAATCAAATGTATTTAAATCAAGAACCGTTAAAATTATTATCTTTATATGAAACTGTAGCTAGACCTGGTACAGGACACAAAAGAGTTATTTTATTTATGTTAGCTAATGCTATTACTGTTACTAATCCTTATTTTTTATTCTGGGATTTAAAAATGCCTACTAAACAAGATAAAAACGGAAAATGGATATGGAAACATAAAACTAGACCTATTCTAGTTGAAGATGTTAGAAATGAACATTTTATAGATATGAAGAAAAATACAGAGTTTGGTAAATTAATTGAAGGTACTAAATATGCTGATTATAGTATCAATAATAAGTTCTTATTAGATGATGATACATTCATAGAAAAGAAAACAGCTAATTCAAGGTACTGGTTTACTTTTATCTATCATGAAAATAAATATGGTGTCTGGGTGGATTCTTATGAGGGTAAAATGTATGTATCAAATGATATAGACCCTTCTTATCCTATTGTTTACTCAATAACTACTAAAGACCATAGACCTAATACAATGTTTATTAAAGATAGAAGTAGAGCTGTTAGGTTTAGAACATTTATAGATAACTATAAGCTAGGAAATGTACGGTTTGAATCTATTAATATAAAAAATATTACTTATGATGTTATAAAAATGAGTATGTCTATTTAACATAAATTATCTGAAAAGTCAATTATTAAATTGACTTTTTTCATTATTTTTGGTATATATTAGTTAATAATACAAAATTTAGAAAGAGGGTGTTCTATGAAAGAGATTGCCGATATTATTGTAAATAATGGTATTGGGATTGGTTGTGTTATTTATCTCATATATTTTCAATCAACTACAATGAAAGAAATGTTATCCACTTTAGGACAGATAAATAATAGATTAAGTGTTATTGAGACAAAAGTGGGAGCTAGTAAATGAGATACCCTGTAGATTATATAGTTGTTACACAACCATTTAAAAATCATTATGGAGTGGATTTAGGTTGGAGTTCTAAAATTTTAGGAAAAAATCAACCGATTTATGCTGTAGATGATGGAATTGTTATTTATAATAGACATCAAACTTCTGGTGGTTATGTTATTCATATTAAACATGATAATGGGTTTGTATCTGAATATGGACATCTGAAAAAAGATAGTCAAAGAGTACATGAAGGAGATAAAGTCAAAAAAGGGCAACATATTGCTGATATGGGTGGTACTGGTAGAGTAACAGGTAACCATTTACATTTTGGTTTATATAAGGGAAGTAAAATCAATTATGGAGATAGAAGTAAATTTGTTAATCCATTACTTTATTTATGTGCTTATGATAATCAAACAATTAATTCAGGTACATTAAAGAAATATAAAATATATAAAACTAAAAAAGTAACTTCAAAAGATGGGTTAAATATAAGAACTGGACC